CAACAGTTCTACCGCCGTTTTTTTTCTGCTGTTCTATTATTTGTTTTCTAAAATTAAGATGAAGAGCATTGCCACTGTTAGCATGGACCCAGCCCTGTATTACAGCAAGGTCGGAAGGTTTGTAATCGAATGTTTCTACTTCTGTGCTTTGGCCGTTGGGCACACCGAGGTGAAAGTTTCTTAGCACATCTCGTTTTTCTGATTTAGTATTTTTTGCAGGAATTCCTGCATAGTATATTCTAACTGATTTCATTTTGCAATATCCTGTAGGCACTGCCATCTCTGAATTCCTGCACATGAAATTGGCCGTATGCAAGATGATGGGCCCATTTATGTATTTTATCTCGATCCTGTTTAGTAGGAGAATCAATCAGACTGAGATCTTTGTCGCACACAGGATCAGCTGCTGTTGGAGCACTAGTAAATGCAGGCACCCCAAATAACACTGCTTCTACTGCTGCTACGCTTTGATAGGTAACAAGCGCATGACAGTCTCGTAAATCATCAAAGATTGAATTTTGAATCCTAGAGCGGCGGTCCTGTTTGTGTCTTACTCGTATTGGCCTGTCAGTGTGTTTCTGTATTTCTTGCACAGTTTTATCGCACCATTCGTTTTGATCAATGCCATAAAATTTACAGGGTTTTTCTGAAGGCGTTACAACTAAAATGTGTGTGCCCGATTTGCAAGGCACAATAGGATAATCCAGTTTGCGCCATCTATCGTCGGGTCTGTTGATAATTTCTCTGTGCTGTACATCGTTTTTAACTATGCGATGCCATTTTTTCCAACCATAAGGATTGAATTTTGAAGGGTAATTACCTATGTACCCAGTATCCATATAGTAGAAATCTATTGCATTCTGCCAGCAGGAATGTATAAGTTTTCTCTTGCCCATGCTGCGAATAAGGACGGGACCTGCGCCAAAATCTGAATCATAATCCTGCACAGGCAGCCCTGCACCTTGTGCGAATGCGTTTACATATTCATCTGCGAGATTTTTAGAAAGGCAGATCATGCTGTGCGGAATAGTCTGTGTAGATTCTTTCTCTATGCCATTCTGCTGCGTAATTGGAACCAGCTCTAGCAGCAAAGTCTGCGAAGCAAGGTGTGCCCAGTGTGTAATGAATTAGTTTAGCATCTGGATTATAGTCATATTCTATATCCAGCCAGTTCCACTCTGTCGGTAGTGCGCCTACCAATTCGTCTTCAAGCCAAGTGAATCTATGCACCTGCGCGCCTGTTGCGTTCTTAACAAAATCTGGCGTTACTGTTTGATTAGCAGGGTGAGCACAGTTCCATAGTATTACACTACTCCAGTTTTTCTTAGGATAGTTTTCGTTTTTAGCACCAAGATACTTTTCTGTAAGTTTGGTTTCATAGTCGTGCTGCACAACCTGCACTGCCTTTGACTCGTCTCTCAGAGCCCATAGTTTTGCAATATCGTCTCTCAGTATCATATCACCGTCTATGAAAACTGCCCATCCTTGATAGTTCTGCATGTGTGGTACAAGGAAACGAGAGTAGATAAAGTGATTTGAACCGTCTGTGTGTGATTCGTTGTAGTTGTCTAACAAATGAAGAGCAAGTGGATTTAGACTAACAGGCTGTGTGGCATGTCTTATAATTGAATTCGAGCAGACGTGATATGCCACTGCTTCTCGCGGGTCGTATCCTATATAAACAGGAATCATTGATTTCTCCTTTCTATGTCCTCTTCTTCGCAGGCCTTACCGTATTGTACTTCCAGTATTCGTACCGGCTTTCTTGTGGGATTAGAAGCACAGTGCCATACTCTCTTGCCTATATTATATCCACCTGTGTGCGCTGTAAGATGTATAGAGTCTTTCATTTTCTTCCACTCGGTTTCTATTTTCACAGTGCCTTCCAATACATACCAGTATTCTGCTCTGTCGAAATGCCTTTGGTCACTGAGAGAGCAGCCTGGTTCTATTTCTAATTCTTTAACTTTGTATTCCAAATCGGGCTCGTGGTTAAGCACACGATACCATCCCCAAGGACGTTTTGTTTTTTTCATCAGACTTATTTATTGACTTTTACCTAAATGTAAATAAAGTATGGCTTTTTACATTCTTTCCAAAAATTGTGTCTTTATACATATTCCAAAAACAGGAGGTACTAGCGTATTAAAATGGCTCCAGACAAATTTAGAATATAAAAAAAGTTGTACCAAGCATTGCACTATTAAAAAATGGAATAATCATTGCGGGCAAAAAACTAATCATTTTACTGTAGTAAGAAATCCCTATGCCAGAATTCTCAGTTGGTTTCACTATCAAGGAAAAATGGCTCGTAATCGAGCTAAATCAAACTATGAAAGAAATTATGACAAAGAAATGATTTTTTATTATGAAAAAGGATTTCAATATTGGTTAGAAAACGGAAACCCAAATGTTTTACTTAATAAGACAATTTTAACTCAGCAAGTTGATTATTACGACGAAAATTGTCTATTTGTATTATCAACAGAAAATCTAAGCGAAGAATTCACAAAAGTTCAAGATTATTTTAATATTTATGAGCCTATTAAACATCTTAATAAAAGCGGAAAAAATACAAAAAATTATAGAGGATATTACAATAAAGATACTAAAAAAATTGTATCTAGACTATTTGAAAAAGATTTAGATATTCTAAAATATAATTTTTAAAATTTATAAACAATCTGATAGCCTTTATAGATTGGAAAAATATTTTTAGATGCAAGATAATCTTCTATCAATTTGCCTTTACCTACATTTGTGTTATTAATAGTATAGTTGTCGTCTATTGCAACAAAATTATCTTTTAAAAAAGGTTCTATTGCCTTAAATTCTTTGAGATGATGCTCTTGACTAGGCAAAGGATTATTCCTGTTAGCGTCGTAGCTATCTAAGTAATACAAGTCAACCGGTTGTTGAATCTTTTCTAATACTTTACAACTATCATCATTTATTACTGAAACTTTGCTACCGGTGTTTTCTCTGCAATTTTCACACGCAGATTTATCAATATCTATTGAATAAATTCTTCCATTGTAGTATTCAACAAAGTTTTCAAAAAGTATTGTGCTTAATCCGTCTTTCCATGCTAGTCGATGGTTAGGAGGCTTTCGCATTGTGCCTGTTTCAACGATAGTAAAAAATTCCTTCTGTGTTTTTTCTAGTTCGTTAAAAATTGTTTCGAACCCGGCTCTTCTTTGATTTCTTTTTCCGTAATTTAGATAAGGTGCAAACTCTTTTTTAAATGTTGTATCAACCCAACTCATATAGATTTATTCCTGTTTTCTTTTGAAATTTTTGTATGTTAATTTCTTTATTTCTACTTACAAAATGAACAATAGGTGTGTTAAATGCAAAATTTTTGCGTCGGCCATTAAACCCTGGATAGTCCACTAATTTCACATCATCTTTTAAAATTTTAAAAGATTGCAAAATTAATCGCGGCTGTTCGACACCAGACATAATCCCAAATTTATCGCTGTTCCATTGGTCTGCAAGTTCTTTCTGTGTAGTATCAAGACTTTTTTTTAAAAATTCTTCTGTTTTTCTACTTTTTCTTAAAAACATAACGCCTGCATTAAAAAGAGGAGGATTTTTCATTTTTCTTGGGCTTCTTGTTACTATTAATGATTCGTTGTATTTTTGAAAAATTTCTGTGCAATGCCAGTTCAAATCAACAAAGAAAGCATCGTCGTCTAAACACAAAATTTTATTGTAACCTAAATCAAAAGCTTCTAGGATTGATATAATCTTGATAAAAGATTTGTTAAAAACATCTTTTCTTATTTTGAAATTATACTGGTATTGATGGGTGTCAGCATATGTTCGGTGGTTAAAATCGGCATTAAATCTGTTTTTATCTGCAGCACAAAGTATAATAAAATCATTCATAATTAAAACAATTTATCAAGAATATATTCTTTATCTTCAATTCTCTTAGCTATGACATATGATGCATATTTGTCTTCATTGGTAATTATTGTGAGATAATAATTGTTTTTATTTACAAAATCGGTTACAGCCTTGTTGACTCCAAAACCTTCTCTATTGTAACCGTCTGCAAGCCAATCATGTCCGCAAATATATCCATTTTTTTTAACTTTTATGTCAAAAGAGTTTAAATCGCTATAACAACCATTATAACTATGATCTGCATCAATATAAATCCAATCAAAATAATTATCTGAAAATAGTGAAGCTGCTACAGTGCTTTTTTGTCTTATTAACTTGACTTCTTTGTAATTTTCAAAATATTTTTTTACAGAATTATATCGTCTTTGTTGTCTTTTTTTACTAACCATAGTTTTATCTGCATAACCTAAATCAAAATTATCCCAAGCATCTATTAAGTATAACCTATTCGGAGATACAATTTTAGTTATAGATTTACTAAAATTTCCTTTTGCAACACCAATTTCTGCTACTGTTCCAGAAGGAAGATATCGAAGTAATTCGGTTCTGTTTATGTTTATTTTTTTCATTATACTTTTTTTTAGCTATAAAATTTATATTGAAAGGTTTTTATGTCTTCTTCAAATAAATTTTCTACTAAATTTTTTTCCTTGGTTTGAAATAATTCTTGATATGGCCGACGATTAAAAGAAAAATTTAGTTTAGGTAAGCTTTTTTTAAGATTTATTAATTTACTTAGTTTAGAATAATCGTCATTATAATTTTCAAATCGACCTATAAAATCTATAGGTTCATTATCTAGATAAAACCAATGTACTTGAGGAATAAAATCTATGTTGAATTCTTCTACTCCAAACTTTATGTATTCTAACAAACTAGTAAATGGAAATTTTTTTAAATTATTTTTCCTATAATAATATAAACTTGCAATCCTATCCCACGGATTTCTACAAAATCCAAACTTAAAGTAACTATTCCATGTTTCTTTTCCGTATTTTTTTATAAAATCTTTTGGTAAACTATGATCCGAAGATTTATGTTTAGCCGGTCGTTCCCATATTACATTTTCAATGCTTTTGCCGCCGCATCTATTAGGATGCAAAAAAATAAGTTGTCGTTGATGATCTATATTGTTATAATGTCGCATCTTCCATCCCAGCAACTCTCAGTTTCACTACATTAGTAATCTGCCACTGCTTCTGATCTAATGCTTTCAGCACGCCAAGCCACTTGTTTCTTATCAGCGCAAAGTCGTTGATGATTTTTTCATAATCAACAACATCTGCTTCACCGTCGACGTATTTTTCTACATCACGGCTTGACAGTGCTCTCTGATAGTTTTCTAGATACTGACGAAAAAAAGAACTGCGCAATCTACGCAGTTCAATGTTGAGGTACTCCAGTATCGCTTCGATTTCCTGTAACTGATTGAAACGATGCTCCACAGTGCCAGGCATTGAAGCACTTGCTCGTTCAATGTTGCCAGTGAATTTTACTTCTTCTCGAGCCTCAATCAATTCTTCTTCAAAGAATCTAATTGCGTCAGGAATTTTAGAAATGTTTCTCGATACTTCTGAGTACCAACCCATTAGTAGTCCTCTTCGTCTGGTTCTTCGTCCAGTTCAAGATAATAAGAAATAGCATCGTCTAGCACTGTGTCTGATCCTGCTGCGGCTTTGAATTCTTCATCTTCCACACCATAATCAGCCAGCAGGTCTACGTAACGCTCTGCTGCTATTTCCAACTGCTTTTTGTCAATGTATTCCTTAAACATCATCCAAATGTCTGCGATGTGAGTCTCATCCATCAGGTACCCGTCTCCTCTTGTGTTTCCTCACTATTTAGTTGCTCTGCCACAGGCAGGTCTTCTTCGTCTGCGTCTTTTTCTTCTGGCAGTTGATAAAAATCTTCCATTACCATGTCCAGCATCTCGCCAGTCCAGCGCTTGCGATACTCAAGATGCTCTTCACCGTTGGAATCGATGTACTTGAGACGGTTGCCCTGCTGCACAATAAGACCTTTCTTCTCCATCAGTTCCAGCAGACCCGAATACGGATTCATGCCAGTCTCATAGGGAATCTTAACCTGTACTGCTTCGAACGGCTTGGAATAGCGTGTCTTCATGATCTTACAGGCTGCACGTATGCCTTTCACGTCTGAAATCTTGTTGCCGTCTTCGTCTTCCTTCAACTTCAACTTCTTCATTGCTACCACAATTGAAGAAGCATACACAAAGCCCTGTCCGCCTGAAATCTTATCATCGGGATCAAACATATCTTGCGAAGCGTATGTATGGTTAGTAGCAACCATGCCTACATTGTGTGCGCCGAACATGTTCACACAGTTTCGTACCAGTGCTGTCAGCGCCTTAGGCTTGCGACCCATGTCACCTTTCAAGTCACCTTTGCCAAACTGATCTACGTCAGTAGGAGTAAGCAGCATGCCCAGTGAGTCAATCACAAACAGCACACGAGGACGTTCGTCTTCATTGAGACTCTTGTAGTCATCCATGAATGTATGCACAGTCTTTGCTACATCGTCAATCATTGACATGTTTAGTTTTAACAGTTTGTCTTCTGAGGTATCTACGTCAAGAGCCTGTAGCCACTGTTCATCAAGAGCGTTTTCTGAATCGATTAGCACTACATAAATGCCTTGCTTTTGTGCTTCTTTTACGATATTGCCAGAGCAGATGTAGGATTTGCCTGAGCCGGATTCACCTGCGAATACTGATACCTTGCCTAGTGGAATGCCTTTGTGAAAGTCACCTGAGATGAGATAGTTAAGAGCGTAGTTGCCTGTGCCTACCCAATCTGTGGGATCATTGAATCCTGCGCTCATGCCTGAGATTGATTTTGTTAATTGGTTGCGAAATTTTGTTGGGTCAAATGCCTTGGTCATTCGGAGTCTCCTTAGTTTGCCTTTGAATGAGGGGAGCGATGCACTCCCCTCTTATAGATTTATTCCTGATTCTGACGAGCGCGAATCATTGCGAGAATGTCTTGTGCATTTCCGCCTTCGCTTGCAGTTTCAGTTTCTTCAGTCTTTGGTTCAGGTGTGGGTTCTGCTGCAGGCGCAGCAGTGTCTGCCTCTGCCTTGGCAACGTCTGCCTCAAAACTCTCCTTTGCCTGCGGAGCACTTTGCGAAGTTGCTGTAGCACCTTTACTTGCAGTTTGAGTAGGATCACCTGTGCGAGCCTGCACACCTGCTGGTCGGAAATACTGACTCCAACGATCTGCATCGTATGCCTCACCATCCACAGAAGCCTCAAACATTTCTGTCATTACCTTCTGCTCTACTTCGCCTGGACGTTTGGGCAAGAAGCCTGACAGATCAAACAAACCGTGTGTGTTGATTGCTGCCATTTCCTCATCACTCAGCGCACGCTCACGACGTGCCCAGGTTGATGTAGAATAGTCTGCGTAACCACCCTTAGTAGTTTTGTTCAATCGAAAGTCAAGGCCTGCTGTGTAGTCAGTTGGCAATTCTTCCATATCTGGATCAAGTAGCGAACCCTTGATAATCTGGAAGATCTGTGGTCCGATGATAAAACGACGAATCGGATTTTCAGGAGTAGAGTCCTCATTGAGTGGATCCTGCCGAACAAAGCCCTGGAAGATATAAGAACGCTTCTTCCAATACTTGCGACCCATGTCCTCAAGTGCCGGGTCTTTGAACCATCCACGTACTTCCTGCAGGATTGGGCAAGATTCACCGTACATTTCCATGCAGGGAACCTGTACCTGTACTGGACGAGAATCTGTTTCGCCCTTGATGCCTGCGAAAGGCAGTTTGATCATTAGTCGTTCTG